GACCGTGTCACTGTTAGTATTTGAATTTACTTCTATAAAGTGAATTGAAACAAGTCCAAGCGAAGCTTGACTACATCACTAATGTAACGAGAGGTGGTGTGATTTATATCTACTAATTTTAAAGAAGGTTTAATTCTTGACACTGCTCAAGAATTGCATGTTGTGTTTATAATATTTCTAACTTATCCGAAAAAAAATGACAAAAAATCTTGTAAATGAAAGTAGTTTCATAGAATTTCCTCTTACACGCCAAAGAATAAAATAGTTTGTGCAAAAAGGTTGTGATATCCTTACGCCTAAAGCGGAAAATATTGGTATGGAACAATCTACAAACTAAAATTGCCGAAGGACTGTCAGGGGCGAGTACGTTAGGTACTCGTTCTGAGAGCGGACCCGCGCATGATATCGGTAAAGAGATGTAAACGATATCGTATTAGAGTATAAGGTGGTTAATAATAAATGTTCTTTCTAATATTTAGGAAAGAACTAAATCTTGACCACTCTCTAAATAAGACTGTTGACTATTTCTACTTTGTTAGTTATAGACACGTACTAAGAAAACGGTTGTTCTAGTTTTGCTAGAACATGTGCTTGTAAAAAAAATTGAACCAGATTTTATAAAATCATAAATTCTTTCCAAATGTCGCAACACTATCAATCACGTCATAAGCGAGTCCATCATCATCATGATTCTCATAACGCTTTTCAGCAAAACCATCAGAAATATCCCGTCCATCACCCTAATCAGCATCATGGTTCCCATCACTCTATGCGTCATATGCAACTTCATCCTAAAAATGATGTAATTCCAGTTGTCCATCCTGTATCTCATGAAAATACAACAAAGAATCATCCTGTTAATATATCAGCTCAAGTTGTAGATCCGGCTCATCAGGGATCTACATTCGCTAACCCCACTCACACTCACAATCCCCAAGGTTGGCATACATTTGTTCCAGAATATACGGCATATACTAGTTCCTATCTCCAAAATCCTGATAGTAAAGTGATTTTCGGTTTAAATACACCGGCTAGTATGATGTATCCAAATGGTGTACCCACTAATCATTTCTGATAAACGGACGATAATCTGAAAAATTAAAAAATTACTTTGTATTGTGGGTCACAAAGATATTTAGTTTATCTCTGACGTAAATGTAAGTGTATGAAACGAGGATGTTAGTTTTACTGCATTACAAAAAAAGTATTGTGAACTTAAAGTTAATAAGAAATGAATACACATTACTAAAATAGTCACACCAACTAGACTTGATAATAAATTAGTAAATAATTTGAAACAGAAACCCCTTTTGCTATGGCGGATTTTGGGATCATGATAAACAAACGTGGTCTCTTCAAAAATGGTATCGCGCCAGAGATTGCGGAAATAACTATTATTTAAGAAAAGATATTGGAAAATGATCTCATCAATCTGATTGACCCAAATCAAACTAAGACAATCTTTTACCAAATCAAGATAACTTGAACTATTATATATAGTAGCTAAACCCACTATAAACAAAATCATATTACTGACAATTTGTGTTAGACCGATAATAATAAGACGAAGATAGCAATTCCATCCCGGGCTTGCTACTTTGAGTAGTTCTACCGAAGTATCAGGGTTTTTTACTGTATCAAACTCCCAAGGGCCAAAAGAAACTAGTCGCCACCAAAAAACTAATGGCTCAATTGATAATTTGAATTCTGAAATTAGGTTCAATACAAATAAAATACTAGCAGTAATAACCGCTAAAGGATTCAATTTGTATTGAAAATAATTATTATCGTTACATATTCCAGTATACCCATCAAAAAGTTCGCGAGCCACCAAAATAGTAAAAAAATTACAAGTCAGGGCCAAGAAAATGAAATTACTGTAAACCAGGATACTAAATAATAATTGTCGAACAATATGAAGATCGGGATAATATTCATGCAAAAAATAGGGAAACCAAATAGTTGCACAATAGAAATCACGACGTAAATTGAATTTCAAATACTCATCCTCTTTCTCATATCTATTTGAAAGACCACCATTAGTCAATTGACCAAAATTACTACTCGCTGTTCCCGGTCTACCTGAACCTATTCTACTAGTCACTGATCGCATCCGACTAATCGGTCTCACGGGTGACAATTCGTCCTTATAATTCTTAATAGGTGAAAAATCTATAGTTGTCGCAGTTTTATGCTCTGTTTGTTCAACATATCTCTCTTTTCTTGGAGACTTTCCAATATACCCAAGAGGTGATTTTGGATAGACATGCCGGATACGGTTTGGACTAGAGTGATGTGACTGCAACTCCTTAATCCTCGGCTCGGTGGAGTGTAACGATTCAGTTTGTAAGGAATCGTTATCACTAGAAGATCCTCGATCTTCTTTAGTTGAAAATTCATCTTCTCTCCATATTGGACTAGAATTATGGTTTAAAGATGGACTTTGGTATGATTGGTTTTGCGGATATTGTGGCAAGGCAAAAAACTTTGAATCAATAGTTGTTAATGAATTTGATCGTGTTTCTCTATTCTCTTGAGACATTTATTTTATAAGGAGAAAAACTAGTTAATGAAAGGAATTTTGGACAATTTTTTTTATTGAGTAGTTTCTGAGTCACCCAAACATAATGAGCATAGCTAAATTATATACACGCAAACCTGAGGCCATAGTCTATTAGGGTACAATAACTACATCTTTAATGTAGTTATAAGGAAGTCAGATCAGCGAGTTTGAAAGAACCAAACTTTAACTCTTTGATCTATTACTCCGTCTATTCCTAACCATCAAAGCCCTTAATATGAGTTATTAGACCATATCCCCAAGTCTAGATTCCCAATAATTCCCAATTTATCCCAATAATTCCCAAATATTCCCATACGATAAAACCTCATCTATTTCATTTTTTCTAATTTTAGCTCCATGATTAGGTGTTAGATATTGAATTTCAAAAATTCCAAATTTGACCCCCCATAAAAATTTTAAAAACCGAATCGTCTAAATTTTTAGACACTTTAGAGAATAATGGATGGTCGATCTCTCTTCAACTCATCTATCATATGAGTTATCAATGCTCTATTAGGGTACATTAACTTATAAGAGAGTATTAGATCATCGAGCTTTAACTTTCTCTTTTCAATTTCAACCCTTTCTGTCTATTCTAAACAAGCTTATTATACTCAACCTAATAGACCCTATTAGGTTGGGCATAATAAGAAAGTGCTAGAGCAAGTGGGATTCCCAAGGATTCCCAAATTATCCCAATAATTCCCAAAAATTCCCATACGATAAATCCTCATCTATTTCATTTTTTCTAATTTTAACTCCATATTTAGGTGTTAGAGATTGAGTTTCAAAAATTCCAAATTTGACCCCCCCCAAAAATTTTAAAAACTAAACCGTCTAAATTTTTAGACACTTTCGAGACTAAGGGAAATGTGTGTGATTTTTCTCTCCGTCTATTTCCTAAAAACAAGCTTATATCATCTGCTTCACAGAAGACATTGTTTTCAAGTGGTAATGCTCATATATGAGCGTAGAGAACTGATCAGCATGACCCTTAATATGGCTTATAAATATTCTATTACTCTATTAGGCACATTAATAGCCAATATTAAGGACTTTGGTGCGCTCTATTAGGGTATATTAGATACAGAGGGGTGTTAGTTAATTTTTAACTAAGTGAGTTAAAATTAATTGAGTGAGTTAAAAATTTCAGAGAGAAAAAATTTAACTAAGTGAGTTAAAATTAACGATGAGTTTAATTCATATTAAGGACTAGAATTACTGACCCAATACTATACTCTCTAATACTGTATTAAGGTTCGCTGATATACCCTAAATATGTAATGTATGAGAAAGATAAATGTGTTTAAATGAGTTTAATTGAGTGAGTTAAAAATTTTAAGAGAGTTTGAATTTGTTTGGAAAAATTTGATTTAAATTCTTATTAATAACTAATACTCTATTCTTGCTCAGAATGAATCGAGTAGATCTTTCTCAGTCTCCTGATCATTTATTTGCCGATCTTGAAAGTGATGATCCAACCCTTTTTGAACTTTATCAGGGTTTCAAAATTCGTTATCCATTTGAACTTGATCTGTTTCAAAAATATGCAGTTTATGGTCTTTTAAAAGGCGAAAATGTCTTGGTCACGGTTCCAACTAGTTGTGGGAAAACTGTTATTGCTGAATATGCGATATATGAATGTTTTAATCTGGTATTTGACTCTAGTCAAAGTCAATCACGTGTGATTTATACTAGTCCAATTAAGACATTATCAAATCAGAAATATTCGGAATTCAAAAGTAAATTTGGTGCCGAAGATGTTGGTATTATAACAGGTGATGTTAAATTTAATCCTGATGCCAGACTAGTTATCATGACCACCGAAATTCTTCGTGATCTGGTTTTGAAAAGGGACCCTATTTTAGAACAGGTCAAGACTGTTGTTTTTGATGAAGTTCATTATATTAACAATGAAGATCGTGGTTATGTTTGGGAGGAGTGTTTGATGTTACTACCAGAGCGAGTCAAATTAGTGATGCTTTCTGCGACTATTGGAAATCCCGAGCAATTTGCTAGTTGGATTGGATGTATTAAACAAACGCCTTGTCATTTAATTGTTCATTCTGTTCGTCCGGTCTCTTTAAATCATCAACTGTATTATCCTGATGGTGATGACAATGGTAAGAAATTTGTTACTTACTATAAGGAGAATGTATTTCAGTCTGAGTTTTATGGTGGTTATTTTAGGTCACAGCAAAAGAAATATACGTCTTATAACGAAACGAGTTATTTGAATAGGTTAGTTAGTGAACTCAAGGAGATTGATCGTTGTCCAGTTCTTTTTTTCGTTTTTTCAAGACAAGGTTGCGAACGATATGCCAGATCCCTTAATATTAATTTTCATGATGTAACTAAACAGGCTGAAGTTGAGCATACAGTCAATTTTCTTCTTTCGAAATATCAGTATAACTTTCAGACTCTCAAACTTAGTCATCAAATAACAGAAATAGTTGAATTGGCGAAAAAAGGTATTGGATACCATCATGCTAGTCTTCTTCCAGTTAGTAAAGAAATCATTGAAATTTTATTTGGTAAACAGTTAATTAAGGTTATGTTCGTTACTGAAACTTTTAGTGTTGGTATTAATATGCCAACACGTACAGTTGTCTTTACAGATTTAGTGAAACACGTGAAAGGTGGGTGTCGTCCCCTTTTTACTGATGAATTTTACCAAATGGCTGGACGGGCTGGTAGACGTGGTCTAGATAGTCAGGGTTATGTTATTTATGCACCAGTTAATAGAATGTTATCAGTTGAAGAGATGAGCAAGATGATTGTTGGAAGTCCGGCTAGTTTTAATGGTAGATTTGGTTTTGAATATCAGAATATCTTACAACAGATATTATGTCAACAGGGTTTTGAAATAGTTAAAAGGGCGTATCTCTATAAACAATTGGAAACGAGGATCAAAACTTCTTCGAGTCGTATTGTGGAGTTAGAGAATGAGTTACGAAGGCTTCGGGAGTTTTTGGTTGATATTGAAGTTGATTCTGATAAAGAACAACTTCTCTCAGACTATATTGATGCCAAAGACAAATTGGAAAGGTTAACGGAAACTCAATATTTGGGTAGAATTAAAATCAGTGTTGATCCCAAAGCAAAGAAAGATGCAAATAAAGTTTTGGAGAAGATTAAATTAAATATGAAAAGCAACGAAATGTTTGGAAAGAAGAGTCTTTTAACTAAATATCAAAACTGGATTGATTCCAAGAAGAAATTGAATGAAATTCAAATGGAAATTAAAGAACATCATGATTTTTTGGGTGATCCGGAGAAGAGTTTGAGTGATGAGTATTATTCTATTTTAAAGGAACTGGAAACTTTAGGTTTTCTTAAATCTGGTGCTAATGTAGAATTGACACAAAAAGGTATTTTAGCCGCGAGAATTAATAATACTGATGGGATGTTGATAGCTGAACTTTTGGAGTCTGGTCTTTTTTTTGGAATGTCAAGCAATCAGCTTGGAGTTGCATTGGGGATTATGACCGCCGATCTTCCACAACGTGATGATAGTGAATCTTATATTAGTGAAGAGATAAGGGATGATCAGTCTCTTTCGGATTTTTGGAAAGCACTACGTGAATATCAAGATAATTTTACGGATAGCCTTCCAAAATATCGGACTATAAACTATCGATCTGAATTGGTGGGGTCAACAATTCTCTGGTTACGAGGATCTGATTTTCACGAAACGGTGGCATCTATTCCGAATTTACAAGGTAATTTTGTTCGTTCGATGATGCGTTTACTTCATTTATGCGAAGAGTTGATTAAATGTTTTTCTGATCTGGGATGTTATTTGGATTTGGAAGTAAAACTTCACGAATTGGTTGGTTCTGTTAATCGGGACCTTATCGTATTTGACTCTATTTATATTAAGTAATGAGTTTCCAAAATTAAAGGGGTTATTTGTTTGGAAACTTTGAATCTAATATAACTTTAGACCTAAAGTTCAGTTTTGTGAGGATTCATTCTTAGCTTTGTAAAACGAAGTTAAGATTTTTTTGCTGAAATTTTACGAGATTATCTTAAGCTGAATTTATATTTTCAAATAATATAGACAAAATAATGCCTCCCAATAATACAGAGGAATGTCCAATTATTCACGTAGTTGATGTGGATTGTCCATCGAAAGGTCGAAAGAACGGAGAAATACTAGTCGATCTAGCTGGAGGTAGTGGTAAGTATTTAGTTACTTTGACTAAGCAGTGTAAACGTGGTTCTGATGTTGACATTATAAAGGATAAAAAGGTCGAAAAAACGGGACTTTTTTCTTTTTGTGGATTAGGGCCTGGGACTTATACACTATCTGTTACTGATTGTGAGAACATTTCTTGCGAACCGTCCGAGAAGTGTTTCGTTCTTGAAGAAAAGCCTCCATTATGTGTCCAAACACCATGCACACCATGTTCTAGTGAATATTCTAGTAGGCCGTGTTCTCGCTGTGGTTATCATCAGTGTCAATGCCCGCACCCATGGGTTTCGACTCCATCTAAGTGTCATCGCTGTAAATGCCAGCCTTGTCAATGTCCTCCTGCTTGGAACTCTTCTAAATGTCATAAATGTGGATGGCATCCTTGTAAATGCATGCCTTGTATACCTGCACCGTCTAAATGTCATAAATGTGGATGGCATCCTTGTAAATGTGCACCTTGTATACCGGCACCTTCTAAATGTCATAAATGTGGATGTCATCCTTGCCGATGCCATTTTGCGGGAGGGAAACCATTATGTTCTAAATGTGGATATTATGGTTGTGGCTGTGGTAAATCTATGACTATTGACCTTCATAAGGTCATTCAACCGACTTGCAAACGTAATGGTTATATTGCAGTCAAAATATGTGGTGGGGTTGGACCTTATGACATTGAATTTAAGGGCCCAATAACTAAATCTATTGGAGCTTCGGAATCGGGTGTTTATGGTGCCAATAATCTTCCAGTTGGAGAATATTGGGTAACAGTAACAAGTGCTCATGGTGAATGTGCAACTGAACATGTAAAACTTTGTACAGTTAGTGCTCCTCTCTTGATTAATGTACAGCCGTTGTGTCATCCCACTTGTAGTAATGACGGTAGTTTTACTCTAACTGTTTGTGAGGGTGATAAACCCTATAAGATTTTTGTGACTGGTCCCGTTTGTCTGACTCGTTTTGTTTGTAAGGATGAATCGAATTGCCAAGTTTTTGACAATTTGCCAGCTGGTAACTATAATATTACTGTCATTGACAAAGATCACCAAGTTGAAGAAGCTTGTGTAACTTTGCACTCTAAAGTGTTTGAACCTTCAATTGAATGCCAGGCGTGTAAAATGCCTGTATGTACATTAGAAAATGGTGAAATCAAATATACTGTTTCCGGTGGCCATTATCCCATAACTGTATGTCTTGTTGATACATGTATTATGGAGGAAGAGGAAAATGATATGGATACTGAACCAGAACCGTCATGTTATAGTGGACACGATCATGGTGGACGTGGACGCGGACGTGGTTATTGTGGTGGACGTGGTCGTGGACATAGTGGTGGTCGTGGTCGTGGACATGGTGGTCGTGGTCGTGGAGGGTATGGTGGTAAACCGTCATGTGGTGATGGTATTGAAGGGAATGTACTTAAAAAGGTGTGTTATGATGGAGAAGGAAAACCGAAGGAATCGATGCTTCAAGAAATGGGATTCTTCAGTAATTTACCAGCAGGTGAATACGGAATCGTAGTTGTGGATGGATGTTGTCAACAGGCAACATGTTGTATAGAATTAATATCGGAGTCTCCAACTTTAATGATTGAACAGGTTTCTGGACAGGACGCTGAGTCTTGTAAAGATGAAAATTGTATTGTAGTTAAGGTAACCGCAGATGATTTCCCACTTGAATGTATATATCCTTTGAAATATACTCTGAGCTACGGATGTCTTAGTGGTGATATAAACGGTGACATGATTACTCATTGTAAAACTGTATCCAGTCCATGCTGCAAATTCAATGATTTGCCACCTTTTACTATAATTGATAAGACTGGTACTGAAATAAAATTAGAGGGTACTGTTATGGTTGAGTCATGTGATCTTTCTGATAGTACGCTGATTGAAATAACCTATGAAACTGATTTAGAAATAGATGCTAGTGTTATTCAAGAACCGACTGAAGGTCAATGTAATGGTATCATCGAATTACATATTAAAGGTGGGTGTCCTGAATACTTGGTTGAAGGATTGGGATGTTGTCCTACTAAATTTTGTGCATCGGGAGAGCCGGATGAATGTGGTTACATAAGTGTTGAAATCCCTAACATAGGGGCTCGTGCGTCAGGTGTAAGTGATAGTGAACCTGAATGTGAACCGGAATGTGAGCCTGAGTGCGAACCGGAATGCGGTGAATTGAAGGATGGTACTTACAAGATTCGTGTGACTGACGCATGTGGTATTGTTTGTGAAATTATAGTTGACATTTCTGAAGCGGATTCTAAGCCTATAAACATTCCGGTCGTTGAGTCAATTGTTTCCGCCGTTCCGCGATCAGCTATCGAAATATGTTCTGAATCTAATATAATTACTGAATTTTGTATAGAAGGTGGAGTTTTACCCTATAAGACTTTAACTTTAACGTATCTTGGGGATACGGCTCCATGTTATGGTGGAAATTTGGTGGACAGTTGTGAATATTTCAGTATCATAAAATGTGCGATTGACAAAGAATATGAAACTCCAGAAATCGTTCAAGAACTTGACAATCCATATGAGCGATTTATCAAAGATGGTCCAATTTGTTTCGAGCTTTTTACCATTACAAATCAGAATGAAATTGATGAAGCTCCTCCTGGATGCGTTGAACCTATTTTATCAGGACCCAATAAGTTTACCAAGTACGATATTTTATCCGGTAATTGGGATTCTGATATTCATGGATGTCTTTATGATGTTGGTATTTCAATTGAAGATATATCTTGCTGTGATACTAGTGGGGATTGTATTGAATTTACTTGTAAAGATGTGGGCAAAACTTTTATAGTATATGTTTTCCTTCAAGAGAAACAATGCCGAGATCGTTGTTTCCGTTTCGAAAGAGAAGTAAAGATTACCGATCCAAATGGAGGATGCGACCCTACATCCTGTGATAAAGGTAAAAGAGGTCCTAAATTGGTGTCTAGATCGAAAATCATGGGTAAATGTCGTTCCAATGGTCTAGATTGTCCTCAACCTGAATTTGATGAGATGCATTACTTACAATGCGAAGGTTTGAGAGGTGGATTTTGGAAAGCCGAAATTAAAGATTGTGCCGATCAAACATGTTTCACATTTTTTAAGATAAATGTTGATGGGCCTCCACGACCAACATGTTCTGACTTTGTCAAGATTAATCCAAAATGTGGTAAAAATAATGGAGCATTTGAATTTAGTGTTCTACAGCCGGCCTGTCCTGATGATTCGGAAAATACGCAAGAACTTTATATTCGTGTTGTTAAAGATGGTGATACTGTTCGTTATATTCAGGTAGAACCTGTTCCAGACAATGAAAATATTCCGGTCTCTATTACTGGTTTAGGTCCTGGTACCTATAAAATTTACATTATCAACACATTATCTTGTTTCGAGGAAGAATGTTGTGTAACGGTGCAAGAACCGGGACCAGTTGATCCATGTAATCCCGATGATCCATGCAATATTATGACTACGGAAATTTGTGAACATACACTTGAGAACGAGGATGGAACTGATCCAGAAGTCAGTCAACCGTATGTTAAACAACCGACATGTGGTCTTGATGGGTCAATTGGGTTCAATGTTGTTAGTTGTGTTCCTCCACTTACGGTAACCCTCCATTCCAAGGGTTTCAAGAAACGTTTATGTTTCCAAGAAATTCCCATGGCTGATGGAGCTGAACCGGAACCAGAGGATCCCTGCGCTTGCAAGGATACTACTATTCCGCCGACCCAGATAAATTTTGAGAATTTGGGTCAAGGTTGTTATTCGGTTGATTTTGAGGATTGCTGTGGATGTACCCAAATCAAAGGTATTGTTCTTACTGAGTGTAAAGTACCACTTCAAGCTTCCGGTGAAGTAGTGGAGGTTGATGATGGATATGTCTATCAAGTTTCCTATAGTGGCGGAAATGGTGTTATAATTGCTGATCTATGTGGACCTGTTGCTCTTAAAGAATGTTATCCGGCCACTAATTGTGATGATCCAGAGAATGTGATTATGATACCCGAAGAAGGCGAGGAATCTCTTTTGCCTGGGTGTTATACCTTAACATTGACTGATGAATGTAACCAGCGATGTACTCTTCGTTTCAAGATTCCTGGTGAGGATGGTAAAGAACCGAATTGTCACGAAACCAAAGTATGTGGTGAAAAGACTTGCGATAATTCTGTAAAGGTTTGTGTTGATGGTAAAAAAGGTCCTTATGATGTTTATTTAGTTAAACTTGATTCTTCCTAAAAAACCAAACATATATCTAAAAATTGAGAGGTTTCCGGAACAGCTAACATGATCTCAACGGATGGATACACTAGTTATATAAAAACCCTTTATATTGATTTCAAGGTAATTCTTTGAAATCAATATAACTTACATTGTACTGTTGTCATCCCTTTTGTCTTCTCTTTGAAGAGCATGTCCTACACCAAGGTGTAGTATCAAACTTACAATTTTCCATACTCATCCGGTGGGATGACAAGGTATTGCATGTTAAAGATAAGAAATCGACAATATTCCAGCAGTGCTCCTTATTAATTATTATTTGTTGGCTCATATATTCTGATGTTGATCTATATGAGCATTAATCATGGCTTCAAGAACTTGATTGATTTTGGCGTTACGGTGATCATAAGCCTCTACTTGTTCTCCAAGTTCAAGATCATCATCAGAGTCAAACATCTGAGCAAACCCCATTTGCACTAAAAGCTTACAAATATTCGGTACAAGTTCAGTGTTGAAGTCGTTTTTAACTTGTTCCCGATATATTACTCATAAATCAGCCTACTTCCATCAAAACTTAAGTTGGGATAAGATTCTCTATTCATATTCAGACTCATCAGGATCATCCCATTTATATATTTTGATCCTGTCTTTAGGCACTCCATCACCAAAACACGAATGCATTGAGTCAACACACTTATCACACTTTTGACAATATTTGACCGTGGGAGGATCTTCTTCTTTACTATATCTGGAGTGTTCTTTACATTTACATGAGTACCAATAACCCAACTCCCGAAACCGTTCCTTATTGATATGACACTGACTACAGTGCTCACAGGGATCATAGTATTCATAATGGCAACACTGACACCTGGTACAGTATCGATCCTTGCAGGGTAGGTGACATGAGCCGCACTTTAGGCAGTATTCCAGTAGGTGGTCTTCTTTATGGCACTGCTGGCATTTACTACAGTGTGGATCCTTAGAAGAGTGGCATTTACCACACTGAGTACAATGTCGATAGTCTTTGCTCCAGTACGAAACGCACTTTTGACATTGGTCACAGTGAATCGCATTTTCTGGCACGCATTTTCCACACTGGTCACAATGCTTCATTTCGCGAAATGGACCACACTCGTGACACTTTTCACAGTGATGATAATATCCTTTAGGACGGCACTTATTGCACGTGGGACAATAATAGGCTTCTTTAGTATGACAGAATCCACACTGATTGCAGTGTTTTTCAACTGCTCCCTCCACATTTCGTTGACACTTTTCACAGTAATGGTGACGGGTGTCAAAATTACCTTCAGGGAAATTATATTTGAAAGTGACCCAATTATAGTGACAATCTCCCCCATAGTGGCTATTAGTAATGGTGGACCACCGTTGACAGATCAGACAAAAGTAGTAAATGTCCATGCATTTTAGGAATGCAGTGTGGGCCAATTCATTACAGTTCTTTCCCCAGTCTGGGCCTCTATTCTGTGGTAATTCTTGTATGTTTTTTTGCAACTCCACAAATTCAGGTATTTCCATAACTCTAAAGTTTAGTTTTAGAAACTCAAATCAATTTTTTTTTGCGTAAGTTGTCGATCGAGACATCGAGATGAAATATAAACTCTATTTCGAAATTATAAAATGACCCGAACAGTCAGTTCGCTTCGCTTACACTAAGATTTTCTAATAATTTAGAAAAACTTTTAAAGGTGAGTTTGAGTTTCGTTGAAAGCGAATTTTTCTCGCCATGAAAAGAAATAAGATCAAAAAGAGCCTGAAGTTATCACCATAACAATAATTCTATATAATGTTATATAGAATCAGAATGTCAGATCCTGGACATTTTGAACTAGGAGGTAATCTTATTAAAAAAGAAAAGATCAGTGGTCCTGGATCCTATTTATTAAAAGGTGTACCCGATGGTAAATATAAAATTTTAATTAAGGATCCTAATGGTACAGTAGTTACTACTGATATAGTGGATGTCAATCAACGCAATAGTCCAGTTGCGAATCCTTCATCTGATGTCGAATATCAGACCGGACAGTTGGATGTTAGTAACTTTTCTACTGAAGTAGTTATAGAACCTGTTAAAGATTTGGAAATTAAATTACTAAATATTATCCAACCTACAAATAATAGTTTAGGGGCGATTGAATTGGAGTTATTGGGAGGACAAAAACCTTACCAGAGACTTGTTTTAGAAACTGAAGGGTCTGATTATAAACAACAGAAAAAAAACGCTCTCGATCAGAAAATAGTGTTGAATTATCTAAAATCTAATCGGAAATATATTTTGACTGCATATGATAAAGGTGATAATCAGGCTCAATTAATTATTCAACTAGAATCAAAAGAAGAACAATTACGTCGAGAACGAGAAGAGGAAGAAAGACACCGGAGAGAAATAGAGGAAAGACGACGAAGAGAAGAGGAGGAAAGGCGACAGAGAGAAGAGGAGGAAAGGCGACAGAGAGAAGAGGAGGAAAGGCGACAGAGAGAAAAAGAGGAGGAAAGACGACGACAGAAAGAGGAGGAAGAAAGGCTACTAAAAGAAGAGGAGGAAAGACGGTGGAGAGAAAGGGAGGAAAGGCGACAGAGAGAAGAGGAGGAAAGGCGACAGAGAGAAGATGATGAAAGACGACAGATAGAAGAGGATAGGATGCGGCGACGAGAGGA